AATCACATTGCAAGTGGAGGTGGTCCAGCAAGTTTTGAAGGGCTTATGCCATCCGAGGTGCTTTCATCGGGCGTAAGAAACATTGAGTCAATGTATTCTTCGGAGGCGAGTGGTCTTACGGGATTCCAAGCCCCTAGCGGCATTGTGATAACAGAGAAAAAGTAGTAAACACCACCAAATATATATGCCAGTATACAACATTACTACAGATACTGGTCTTTTGCTTACGCTTGAGGCTGATGGGAATATAACGTACAATGATGTTACCGCATTCCTAAAGAACAGGCAGAAGGTAGCTCTTGAGTCACTAGCTGCTGGACCCCAGTTCAGGGAGTCCGGAATCACAAGTAAGGGAAGACGCAGACGCACGATGGAACCCTCCAAGGAGTTTTACTCTCGGAGTATTCCTGCGGCACTAAACATACCGGAAGATAAGTTCAATTATTCAAGGTCCTTGCCCTTTGGATTGAGGTCAAAATTGGATTTCTTGCAGGATCAAACCAGTAAGTCAGCTATCCTGCGAAGAGAGTACGGAGAGGATAATGTTGCCAGTTTAAACCTTGGGGGGAACCCAACTCTATTATTCAGGGACCCAGAGACTGGAGAGTGGAGCCTAGCTGACTCAATGGAATTTGAGTTCGCAGATATAACCGCAGATATTGTCGGGGACATCCTGCCTGTTGGTGCAGGTATCCTTTCGGGTACGGCTGCTTTATTAGCGTCATCTCCTACCGCTGTGGCATCGGTTGGCACAGTACCTCTAGCCACAACGGCAGCGGCTTCAGCAGCAGCAGAGGCAACAGTTGGGGCAGCTCAGGACGTATTTGCCAAGAAGGCATTTGATTTGGATACTGATCTATCTGAAATACGCGATAGAAGAGCTAAGGAAATGGCCGTTAACTTTGCTATTGACTTAGGAACAATGAAGGCTGGCAAAGTATTTAAGGGGCTATTAGGGAAGGAGGGAGTTGACGTTGCTTCTAAGGAGGTTGCAAAGACTTCAGAAATGCTCAACCGAAGAGTCCCTACATATATGATGCAGGGTGAGGAGGGTATAAAGCGATCACAAGACATTGCATCGAAGTTTCCTGATAGTACAGCGGCGGCGTTTATGGAGGATGTTCGAGATGCAGCAGGGCAAAGAGTGATTAATGAATTCGGGGTGGAAGAATTATCTGCTGAGGGATCCGACAAGATCATCCGAAAGGGAATGGGCAATATGGTCAAACAGACCAAGGATGATATAGATAAGATCCAATCATCTCTTGATAATCTGGCAATCGAAAAAGCTAGTGTCCAGGCATCTACTGAGGGCCAAGCTAGATCACGAGCAAGCAAAGAAGCAAAGAAGGCATTTGATGCGGAGTTGCAACGTAAAGCTAAGAATGTCGTCACTACAGGTGACGTTTCACCAGAAAAAATTGGACTGAAGTTTCAGCAAAGGATGGCGAGCAAGTACGTGGAGATTGAATCAGCTTCAAGGAAGGCTTTTGAGGATGCATATTTCAAGATGCAGAATGCGAGAGCAAGTGCTAGTGAGTTATCCAGCGTATTTGGAAAGATTAAGAATCAAGCGATTCTTGACAATGAGGACGATGTAATACGTGTCCTTGCACCAACGGGTCGCACAGCATCTGGTCGAGCAGTTGACTCGCTGGAGGACATTGCTGGGGAGTCAATCAGCTTCAAGCAAATCAACGAGCTGGTTCAACTTATAGAGCAAAAAACAAAGCGTGGTGCAGCCACACCAGGATTTAATGCCAGTTCATACAGGAAGCTAGCAGATGAGTTAAGGAAGAAGCGAGCAACGTTACTTAACCGCGCTTCACCTGAAGCCCGGAAAGCATTTAATGCAGCAAACAAGGACTTCCGCAATACAGTTTTACCGTTCCGAGAAAGCGATATATTTAAATCTATTCGACCCGAAATAGGTCAAAACTATAGTAAGGCTATCAATTCTGCGTCCAGAGGGGAAAATGTAGTGCTTCCTAAGCTATCATTGGGCGGCACGGAAGTTATTAGCACTGCCCTCAGAAACCCTAAAAACGTCAAGGACTTCCTTCGGTCATCTGGTAATTCCTTGGAGGCTAAGAAGCTACTTCGGGAAGCCTGGTTGAGCAGCAAAGGATTGACAGGTGGTCAGCCAATCCCGCGAAGTGCGTTAAAGTTTAGTCCAGCTGATTTAGACATTGCCAGAAGCCTTTGGCCAGCGGCAGGAGAAGCAGGATTCAACAGGAAGGTTGAAACATTAAAGCGAATTGCTGCTTTTGCTGATAGTAAAGATGAAGTCATCGAAGGACTTACTGCCGAAACTTTCAATCGGATTATGAATGAGGGTGTAGCTAAAAGCCAACGGGAATTAGCTAAAATTGGAGCGGAAGAAATAGCCCAGAAGAAAGCCCTGGACAAATTAACAAAATCACAACTAGTTAAATTGATGGGTCAGGGTAAAATCCCGCTTCCGAATAACTCAACAACAATGGAGTCACTTGCTGATGGTATTTTAAAATCTAATCCATCCGATGTCACTAAAATGATCAAAAGAATGCAGGGCGAATCTCCAGAGCTTTTTGATTCCTTTAAAATGGCAATCTATCAATCGCTGACCCGTAAAGCTGGACGAGGAACTGATGCTGCACAAATGGGAAAAGCTGGTTTTCAGTTATGGAACCCAGGGTTAATGTCCAAGGAGTTAATAGCTAAGGAGGATCAGCTAATCGCTATACTGGGCAAGGAATCCTACCAAAATATAAAAGCAATGAACGACGGAATCAAAAGGTTCTCCGTACAACGTGGAGCGAAGCCATCTGGAAATGTCGGGGCAGCAACCAGTGGAACGGGTATTAGTGTGTTCTTTTCCCAACTTCCCGCTGCGGTAAGTGATCGGTTTGCAAAGCATATTCTAGCTGCTCAAATTGCCACTCCCTTCCCGTTTAAAAAGATATTAAGCGGTGATCAGTATAATAAACTTATGAATAGAATCGTAAGTGGTCTATTTGTGGGTAGCAACTCTACCCGTGCATTGATGGACGATGCTGATGCGGATCCAGAGTTCCGCAAAAAGATGACTGAAATGTACTCCGAAGCCCTAGGGGAGTAACAAACCAAGGTAACAAAAAGCCCCGCCCTCAACACACAGAGGACGGGGCTACCGTAACGAAACGAGGGATCAAAAAGGACGAACATAAAAGCCCCGCTGCGGATTACTCCTACAGCTTACCTCGTACTGCATTATACACTATGGCTTTCTAGCCTGCGTAAGGAAATCTTTAAGCTTGCGCTTCTCTTCCTGAAGACCTTTTCGCTGTTCAGTCATACGGTCAATACGGTACGACAGAAGCCTGGACTCCTGCCGAATCATATCAATCTGGGTCTGAACTCGCTCAATGTTTTCTTCAGTATTTTGCATACTGGAAATCTGTACGGAATCCTCATCCTTGTCAACAAATAACTCAGGAAAATTTAACCCTTCTAGTGGATAACCTAGTTGCTCAAAACAGAAGGTATCACGAGCAATAGCTGCCTCCTTCTCACTGTCAAAGTAGCCGAGTTCGTACCGCTTAGTGCTCCCGCCATTGATCCTGTTATTGATTGTGACCCGGCACTTTTTTCGACCAGTTGGCCAGAATACTCCTCGGTACTGGCATTTACCTCGAACCTTCTGATGCCCTCTGAGGTTTTCGGATCGTGTCACGTACCGCAGGTTGGATGGTCTATTGTCCGTCCTGTCTCCGTTGATGTGATCAACGTCATAGTTGTCTGGCTTTGACCCCAGAAAAGCCTTTGCAATCAAGTCGTGGATCCTGAGCGTTTGCCGATTAACACCGTACTTCATATAGCCATCGCTGTTCAGCGTGCCGAATGTCCGACCTCTGCCCCACTTCCCTTTTGTTTCCACACTGCCATCTGAGTAGCAGGTTACTTTTATTCCGTTTACTGTTATGTCCTTTGATGTTTCTTTAGTTATCATAGTCCCTCCGTGTTGATGATTAGTGCGCTACTGTTGTACAAGTATCCAGTGCGCTTAGTTATTATTTGTACTGCATCGAAGTCCGTAGTCCAAGGCATCTCACGATCCTCGAACCCGAAGTCATAGTCATCCCGAATTAGCTTAGAGATATTCCAAGCGTACAGCAGGTGCTGGAATCCGTTCACATACACGAAGTCCTTCTTTACTGATTCAGCGATACCGATATTGGTATCAACCTTTAACTGCTCGATGATCCAGGGGTCATATGCCTTCCGGCGTACCTTAATCTCAACCAGATAATCAATACTCTCGTAATCAAAAGGACTAAACTCGTCCTCGGCTTTGGTCAACTTGTGCATCCGTGGGAATGCTTTCATTATGTACTGTGCTACTTCTTCCTCCGTCATTGTCCGAACCTCCCTGTGCAGTGATAGAATTTAAATAACCCACCGATATCACGTTCACCTTCACGGTTCTTAGCGATCTCATAGGTTAAACGAGTGAACGCCCCCCGGCTGTCTACGTCCTTTGAGGACTCAACATCACCGCTTGACGGATACATAAGCAGAACAATGTCAGCATCATTCTCAATGTCCCCGGAATCCTTTAGGTCATACAACTTGAGTCGGCCAGCCTTGGCTCCCTCTCGGTTGACCTGTGCCAGTAGGATCACAGCTATGTTGAGATCAATAGCCATCTGCTTGATCTTGTGCGAGATACTAGCGATGCCCTCAGCCTTACCCATCCTAGAGGAGAATGGAATAAGTTGCAGGTAATCAATCACCAGTAGCTTTACTCCGTGCTTCTGTACTAACTGACGCGTCTGACTGTACAGATCATCGGCATTCTTAACAGCGTGAGAAGTATAGATAGGCAATGTCTTCAGCTGGTTGATGGTATTGTGGACTCGCTTCTCCTGCTCCGGGCTAGCTGTCTGATCCTCAACACTGCGTAAGTTCACACCTGAGATAACCTGCGTCAGTCGCTTCGTGAGCTGCTTCTGTGGCATCTCCAATGAGAACACCCCGCAGGCGTGACCATCCTTTACAACGGACTGAGAGACGATGTACATCGCAAGTGCTGACTTACCACAGGAGGTAGGTGCAGCCACTGTCAGTACTTCACCAGCAGCGATGCCTCGGTTGCCGAACTCACGATCCAAGTTATTGGTATGAGTCTTAACAACGTCAGCCTCGTACTCACCGGACTGCATCTTGGCGATGTCAGCCAGTAGCTCATCAGCGGAGAAACCTATATCAGCCTTACCTTGGGTGAGGAGTGGACGCTCGGTTATCTCAGCCTCAAGGGTGCTGCGAATCTCGTCATAGGACTTGGTTTCATTCTCAACCTCCTCAACAGCGAGTCGGCAGGACTTCATAATCTCACGAAGCCTCGCCTTCTCTGCTACTATATTGGCGTAGAACTTAGCTGAGGTGGTGCTGGTGACGCTGTCAGTGACTGACAGTATACCTGCTATGCCTCCGACCTCATCAAGCCCTTGTAGGGTCTTCAGATGCTCTGAGATTGATACCTCATCAATTGGCTGACTTAGTTGTGCAAGGTCACCAATGGTTTGGTAAAGTAATCTAAAGCGTAATAAGTAAAAATCCTCTGGCTCAAGCAGGGGACGAACCATATCGTATATGGATGTGTCACCTGGCAGTAAGCAGGATGCAATTAGTTTTTCCTCGGCTTCAGCACTATGTGGCTGATTGTGTATTTGTAGATCCAGATCGTTCATTTTCAAGTAATTCTACCAGAGAACGAAGGACTTGTCCAAGGGACTTATGGGCTACACGGTTTCCTTCCGGGATCTTATAACCGTCAATTGAGTTATAGATTGAGAGGGATACTTCAGCGGCTTCTTTTATTTTAGTCATTTCGTTACGGTGTGTTTCAGTTATATTATAAGTCATAAGAATTACTTGCCCCCTACGGGATTGTAAGGGGCAAGTATCTTAGCACAAGGACTTACTCGGACTCAGCTCTTTCAAGCATCCCTATGGCTATCAACGAGTAGCCAATCAGGTCGCGGAATATGTCTTTGGATTGGTCGCCTCTGGTAACTACCTTTAGCTGACCATCGTTACAGAAGGCTTTAGCCCTCTGGAATTTGTCCTGCATTCGGATACAAATACCAGTCAATGGATGAACGCCGAACTCGGAGGAGCCGTCAAAGTTTGCGAAGGGGTTATCGCAGCTCTCGCCTCCTGTGTAATCCGTGTTCTTGTTGGCAGTCATTGCTAGAATGGCA